TATGAGTTTTGATTTTGATTTTACGGAAGATCAACTTGCAGAGATAATTCCAGGCAACAAACAAGTTGGGGAATGGTACGCTGCATTATACGAGATACTACCCATGTACGATATTGTTTCGGAACGTAGGGTAGCACACTTTTTATCCCAATGTGCACATGAGAGCGCAAATTTCAAGCGTTTAGAAGAGAATCTAAACTACAGTGCAAAGGCTCTACGTGCAGTATTCGGAAGATATTTTGGTGATGCTCCTAAACGTGACGCAGATGAATATCATCGTCAACCAGAAATGATTGCGAATTACGTTTACATGGATGAGTTCCGTAAGTATAAAATGGGAAATATTTATGAAGGTGATGGATGGTTATTCCGAGGCCGTGGACTGAAGCAATTGACAGGCAGGGATAACTACACTAAGTTTGGAGACTCAATTGGCATGACTGCAGAAGAAGCGGCAGAGTATGTCCAGTCTTTTAACGGTGCAATACAAAGTGCATGTTGGTTCTGGGATACGAATCATCTAAATGATATCGCAGATGGTGATAATGTAAAAGCAATGACTAAGAAGATCAATGGTGGATCTATTGGTCTGGAAGATAGACAAAGAAGATACATCAATGCAATGAAAGTTCTTGGAATGCCATTTGATATACATGAAGAGGACGATGATGATGAAGATGATATCTTAGATGATATTGGTGTATTACGAAGAGGTTCACGTGGTGACGGTGTTGCTATGATGCAGGAAGCACTTGGACTAGAAGCAGATGGTATCTTTGGTAGAGGTACTGAACGTGCACTAAAACTTTGGCAAACTGATAACGGTCTTACACCAGATGGGGTTGCAGGGCCGATGACATTCGAAAAACTACTGGAGGATTAAATGACATCAGTAAATAAAGCACATTGTGTAAAAACTGTAGATGAACATGAATGGAATTCAAGTAACGATGCAGATGCAATGTGGACTGCAATAGATGGAGATAACTTACCACAAGGTATCGACATGGTGGTTTTTGATAATGCTATGACTGTAGGATCTGAAGAGGCACTCGCATGTCTAGCGGCATTACATGGTAAACCACAAGCAGAATACTTCGAGAAAACAGAACACGATCAGGTAATTATTTCATACACAATGGAAAGACTAGATCGTCTAGAACAGAACGATGGGTTTACTACGGATAACACTGTTGCTAGAATAAATATTATGCAGGATAATTCTTTACGGAACTTAGGTAAAGTATTCGAAGGTGATGCTCACCCTGCACCACCCCCACCCACACATAATAATAGTGAAAATCTTTCTTGACAGTATTTTAAAATTGTGATATAATATCTGTATGTTTTATACAAATGTTGCAAGATATTCAAACTACATTCTTTACCGAGGTTATGATGATCTCGGTAAAAAAGTTTTTAAGAAAGAAAAGTTCAAACCAAAATTATTTGTTCCGTCCAAGACTGAAACTGGATGGCATGGTTTGGATGGTAATCATATAGGTGAAGTAGATTTCGATTCTATGAGAGAAGCACGTGACTGGTTGGAACAATACCAAAATGTCACTGGGTTCCAAGTCTATGGAACTACTAACTACCTTCACCAATATGTCACACGCAAGTTTCCAAAAGATATTCGGTTTGATCGTGATAGGATCAACGTCACCACTATCGATATTGAGACTGAGTACGAAGGTGGGTTTCCACAAGTAGAAGTTGCAGATCAGAAAGTTCTTGCAATCACTATCAAAAATAATATTGATGGTATCTATCATGTGTGGGGTCTACAAGATTATGACACTGAGAAGGCCCTAATCAAACCAGTCAACTATATCAAGTGTGAGTCAGAACCAGAACTACTTGCCCGATTTGTAAGTCACTGGAGACAGGAAGAGAACTTACCAGATGTTATCACTGGTTGGAATGTTCGGTTCTTTGATATCCCCTATCTGATAAATCGTATCAATCGCGTATGCGGTGTTGATATGGTAAGACAGTTTTCACCATGGGGTCTGATAGATCAACGTAAGATACGAAGACTCAACAGAGAAGAAATGACTTACGACATCAAGGGTATTCAAACTATGGATTACCTTGAGTTGTTTCAAAAGTTTGGTTACTCCTATGGTAAACAAGAGTCATACAAACTTGATCATATTGCTCATGTTGTACTTGGTGAAAAGAAACTGTCTTACGAAGAATCTGGTTCACTAAAAAATCTATACAAAGACGATTTCCAAAAGTATATCGACTATAACATGAAAGATGTGCAGTTGGTTGATCGTCTAGAAGAAAAGATGGGTTTGATCACACTGGGTATGACTATTGCATACAAGGGTGGTGTGAACTATCAAGATGCATTTGGCACTACAGGTATCTGGGAATCTATTATTCATCGTAAACTCAACAACATGAAAGTTGTTCCATCTGCATTCAAGATAGAACATGAGAAGAGTCAGTTCGCAGGTGGTTATGTGAAGAACCCACAAACAGGTGCACATGACTGGGTTGTGTCCTTTGACTTGAACTCTCTGTATCCAAACATTATTGTGCAGTGGAACATGTCACCAGAAACTCTATTGACTACACCTGCAGATCATTTGCCAAGTGGTGTAGATCATTATCTCAGTGCGTTTGATGGTGGAGATCCTATACATCCTGCACAGAGAGAAAGAAACAATGCAGTTGCATCTAACGGATCTATCTACAGTAAAAAGATTGACGGTGTTATCCCGAACATCATTATCGATTACTATGATGAACGTAGATCTGTCAAGAAACAAATGTTATCTGCAGAACAAGCATATCAGAAAGAAAAAACATTTGAATTAGAAAAAGAGATCAATACACTCCACAATCAACAGATGGCAATCAAGATCTTGATGAACTCTTTGTATGGTGCGATGGGTAACAGATACTTCAAGTATTATGATCTACGTATTGCAGAGGGTGTGACTCTCACTGGTCAGATGGTTATCCAGTGGGCAGAAAAAGCAATCAACAACGAAATGAATAAACTATTAAAGACTGAGGAAGACTATGTACTGGCTATCGATACCGACTCTGTTTATATTAACATGTCTGCTCTTGTACGGAAACTTAATCCAAACGATCCTGTTAAGTTCTTAGACAAGATCTGCAGAGAACACTTTGAACCTAAACTTGCAGAAGCATATGATGATCTGTTCAAGAAGATGAACTGTTACAAACCTAGAATGGAAATGGCACGTGAGGTTATTGCGGATCGTGGTATCTGGACTGCAAAGAAAAGATACATCCTTAACGTGCATAACTCTGAAGGTGTGCAGTACGATGAACCCAAACTAAAGATGATGGGTATCGAAGCAATCAAGTCTTCCACGCCTGAGGTTGTCCGTAACAAATTCAAAGAAGCATTTAGAATTATTATCTCATCAACAGAGAAAGAGACGCAAGACTTCATTCAACAGTTCAAGACTGAGTTCAAAAAATTACCACCAGAGTCTGTTGCATTCCCACGTGGGGTGTCAAACATATCAGACTGGAGTGATCGTAAACAAATATACAAGAAGGGGACACCCATACATGTTCGAGGGTCTCTACTATATAATAAGTATTTGAAGGAGTATAAACTCAAAAACAAATACGAACTGATTGAGAACGGTAGTCGCATCAAGTTCTGTTACTTGAAGATGCCTAACACAATCAAAGAAAACATAATCTCGTTTCCAGATGTAGTTCCAAAAGAGTTTGGTCTAGAACGGTTCATAGATTATGACAAACAATTTGAAAAGACTTTCATCGAACCATTGAAAATGATACTGGATGCAATCAATTGGTCGGTGGAAGAACAACAAACACTAGAGGATTTTTTCGCATGAAGGCTGGTAAAGTATGGGGTACGACAGAACTTATAGAAGCAAATGGTGCACTAGAGTTTCATCGTATTGAAATGGAAAAGGGTGGGGTTTGTTCGAAACACCTACACAGATATAAATGGAATGGGTTCTACGTAGAGTCTGGTAAGATGGTAATTAGAACTTGGCAGAGAGATTATGATCTTTGTGACATTACAATCTTAAACGCAGGTGAATACCACAAAGTGAAACCTGGCCTCTACCATCAATTCGAGTGTCTAGAAAGTGGTATTGCATACGAACTGTACTGGGCAGAGTTCAATCATAACGATATAGTTAGAGAGACTGTAGGAGAAATGAAATGATATATGAGTCGAACTTTGATAAAGTTAGAAATTTTATGAAAGCATTTGGACAAGAGGTAAAGAGATCTCCAGAGTTTCCTACTGAAGAAACTGCAAAGTTAAGAATTGAATTGATAGTAGAAGAACTTAATGAACTGATTGACGCAAAAGAAGATAAAGATCTTATTGGTATTGCAGACGCACTGACTGATATATTATATGTAACCTATGGTGCAGGTCATGCGTTTGGCATAGATCTTGATGAGTGCTTCCGAGAGGTGCAGAGATCCAATATGTCTAAGTTGGGAGAGGATGGTAAACCTATCTATCGTGAGGACGGTAAGGTTCTCAAAGGCCCAAACTATTCTGAACCAGATCTAAAAAAGACTTTACAACTGTAAAGTTTTCTGGTATAATACTATTATGAATAATGACAGTGTAAACATTTCTATTCTAGATTACTTTGCAAATAACAAAGATAGTCTAGGTGTTCCTAAAATCAAAAATGAAGATTGGAAAATATTAAAAGAAAAGTATGACAAGGACGAGATTAGAATTGCCCTTGCAGAATATATTACTTCTAATGACATTCCATTTCCCAACAAACAAATCAGTGAAGATAGGTTAAAGAAACTTTTTATCAAATTTTGTAATACATCTATGAAAGATGAGTATAAAGACTTTGATGATGTAAAAGAAAGATATAATTATAGAAACACTTACGGTGATAAACCACTAGGTGTTATCAACAAGAGTCATTATTTCAATGATGTCAGTGATTATTTCCAACAAAACAATAGAATGAAATGTAGTTCTCATCGACATCATGCTCCTATGGATCTATGGAAAAGTAAGAGAAGATTGCAAACGATGAACTGGCACTTTTGGAGAGACGGTGTCATGGAGAATAGTGATTTAGATTCAAAAGCATTTAGAACTTCTTTTAGATTGGGTACTTATACCGCAACTCAATTTAGACCATCCGTTGCTAAAGCATTGTACGAAAAGCATAACGCAGAGAATGTATTGGATACTTCATGTGGTTGGGGTGATAGATTAGCAGGATTTTATGCAACTAGAAACACACAACTGTATGTTGGTTGTGATCCTAATCCAGACGTATTTGAAGTTTACAAAAAGCAGTGCATTGCATACGAACAATTCATGACAGGTAAAACTCCAACACTGATAGAGAAAGAAAATTACTTTGAATGTGTTGGTAAGAAAACTGTAAAGATCTGGAATCTACCGTCTGAAGATGTCGATTGGACTCAGTACAAAAATCTTTTTGATTTATATTTTACATCACCACCATATTTTGAAACAGAAAAATATGCAACAGATACTGATAAGTCTGAGAACCAGTCATGGTCTAGGTATGATTCATTCGATGGTTGGAAGTACAACTTCTTTTTCAAGGTGACTAAGATGGTATGGCCTACTATACGTAAGAATGGATTTATGATGATAAATATTATTGAACCTGCAAAAAGACATAACGGAGGCAGACATGGTCTGTGTGATGATATGGTAGATACATTTAGTAGGTTTGATGATTGCAGTTACCTTGGCAAGATTGGAATGAGAATGCAGGCGAGACCAAATGCTGAAGAACTCGCAGAAGTTTTTATTGAACCTATCTGGACTTTTAGAAAAAACAATTCTAATTATGAGTTCAATGATAAAGTTACATTAGATCAATTTTTCGTTTGACAATTCTATTTTTATTTGATATAATATTGTTATGTTTTCTTTGACAATATTTAAAAACAGGTACGACAACAAGACACATCGTAGAATGGATTTCGACAACTGGTCGGAGTTCAAAAACTTATTCTATCAACTGTCTAAGAAACCACTTGCATCTAAAGAAGACGCAAACTTGATTTCTCCTGCAACCTACCAACCTGATACAACTCGTAAGAATGTAAACGTAGTAGATTGGGGTGGTTGGTGTGCAGTAGACGTAGATGAACATAACTTCGAAGGAGACCTAAAGAATGAGTTGGATAATAGGTACACTTATATCTGTTACAGTACTGCTAGCAGTCGAGAAGATTTTCCAAAGTTTCGCCTGGTGTTCCCACTTACAAAAAGAGTTAAATCAGAGTCTATTAAACATTTCTGGTTCGCACTCAACACCGAACTCAATTCGATTGGAGATAAACAAACTAAAGATCTATCACGAATGTATTATATCCCTAGTACGTACTCTGGCGCTTTCAACTTTATTTTTGATAATACTGGTGTGGATATAGATCCAGATGAACTTATGTTCAAACATCCGTATGCAGAGAAATCTAATTTAAATAATTTTTTTGATAGACTACCCGAAGATATAAAACAAGAATATTTGAAACACAAGAAACAAAGACTAGACAATACTGATGTTCACTGGACATCGTACCACGACTGTCCGTTCTTTCCAAAGAAACTAGGATCTGAATACAGAATGATTACTAACACTGGTTGGTATCACAAGATGTATCAGATCATGGTTGCCATTGCAGGTAATGCGATAAAGAAACAATATCCAATCACTGCACAAGAAATATCTAAACTGTGTAGAGAACTAGATATGGAAACTGGTAATTGGTACGAGAA